AGAAGAATCTGAACAACAATCAGAAGAATCTGAACAACAATCAGAACAAGACAATATTCAAGACGATATACAAGAAGAATTGGAACAAGACGAAGAATTAAGTCCTCAAGAAAAACAAAAAAAATTTGAACAAGCAAATAATTGTTCTTATACTCCTGCATGGTTTTCAGGACAAAAAAATTGTAAATTAGTTGAACAAAATTTAAATAAAAATGAAAATTCAAATGCTCAAGAAGGTGGTTATTTATCTGATTCTGATTATGAAAGTGACGGTTCTATTATTTCATCTAGTACAGATGATGATTTTATTCCATATACAACTGCTGTTTTCGACGATGATGATGAAGATGATATGATGGACCATATTAAAAATATGAAATCATCAAAATATTTAAAAAAATTTAAATGTAAATGAATTAAAAGATATATTAAAAAATAATAATCAAAAAATAACAAATAATGGTTCTTATTTAACAAAACAAGAATTAATTAAAAATATTAAAAAATTATATAAATAAAAATAATTACTAATTTATCAGTTTTAACTTTTTTTATAAGGTTAAATTTCTTTTAAAATTTATGAGATTAAATTTCTTTTAAAATTTATGTATTTATATTATGACTGATTTAAATACTTTAACAAACGAAGAATTAAACACTCTTTTTCAAAAAAAATCTGAAGAAATTAAAAAGATTGAAGAAGTTTCTAATGAAGATAAATTAATTTTATATAAATATTATAAACAATCAACTACAGGAAATATTAATATTGAGAAACCTGGATTTTTAGATTTTACAGGAAAAGCAAAATATAAAGCATGGGAAGAAGTAAAAGATATGACAAAAGATTTATGTATGAAAAAATATATTCAAAAAGTAAATGAATTAGTAACTAAATAATTTTTATAGTACATTTAAAATTAAAATCATTTATAAATAATAATGAATCAATTTATAAACTATTTTGATAAACAAATGAATAATCAAATGAATAATTTTTATCAAAACATAATAAATATTATTTTTAATAATATTATTAAAAAAGGATTTTATATACCCATAATAAGTATTTTTTTATATTTTATGTATTCTGATATTTATATTTCATCCTTGTTTTTTCTAAAAGGATATATAGTTAATTATTATTATTTTTATGCACAATATTATCCAAATCCTTCTATGCATAAAATTATACATTTTTTTCGATTAACCGATTCAGGACATATTGCATCTTTATTATTTATTTTAAATAAAAAATATGTTTCACTTGCCCATAATATTCATTTTGTAATTGATGTAGGATATTATATAGCTTATTTATTATTTAATATGAAACCTAGTATAAGTTATAATAATAATATTTTAGAAAAAATACATGATTCTAGTATTCATTCATTATTTTATATTTTTATAGTTCATTATATATTTAATCACAAAAATGAAGAAATATGTAATTTTAATAATGAATCATTATTTTATACTTATGCATGGATTAATGGATGGTTTATTTTTATATTTATTCCATGGGTTTATTGTACAAATATTTATTTTTATAGTGTTTTAGAACCTTCAAAACCATTATATTTAAGATTAGGTATGATTATGTTTATGAATAGTTTAGTTTATATTGGTAATGAAACAGGAAAATTTTTATGTAATTTATAATGTACAAAAAAAATAAATTATAATATTCTTAAATATCAATTTGATAGATCCATCAAAGTTCTATCTCAATGAATTAAGAATAAATTAAAATAAATTTAATTTGATGTCCTTCAAAGACAACAAATTATATGGACTTTTCGCGGGAAAAGAAATTAAGGAAATAATTCCTGTCCTTGAACACCTTCAAGAAGATGTGCACTTCTGCTTTTCTTCATAGGCGCTCCTGGACAGTTCTTTCTGGTTATCATAAATTTACCAGGAAATAATTCATGTCCTTGATAATCATCAGGTAGAGTCAAAAATCCTTCTGGCTTCCTAGGTGATCCAGGATACTCCATAACATTTAGGTTTAAAGGTCTTGGAAGTAGTCCTTCAAAGGTAGTATGTCTTCCACTTCTGACAGGTGCTCCTGGGCAAGTTTTTTTTTGTTGGTAACTTTGATGTGGCAACATAATTTCCTCTACTTCTCTTCAGCAATAAATGTTTTTTTTTTTAATTTAAGGTATCATTTTTTTTTTATAATAAATTAAATAAGATGTCCATGATTTTATGGCTCATTTGGTGGAAAGTACAATCCATTTTCTCCACAATAAGGACCCCATTCCACACATTTTTCAATGATTTCATAGATCTCATCACTCACCTTTTCCAAATCTACATAGACTTCTTTATCTGTACCAGAAATTCCAAGTTCTTGTCCAATCCTGTACATAATTGAATCAAGCTTTTTCATAAAATCTTTTGTCAAAACATCTAAATTATTTCCAGACATCTTCTTCATATTTTCTTCATGATGTTGAATAACAGCATCAAGTTCAGATTTTATAGCTTTGACGCCCATGATAATTAACTTAGACAAAATTTATATTTATTTCTTTAAATAGTATCAATTTTTTTAACTTCCATATCTAGAAGCTACCCATGGACTATCTTCATTAAACATATTACTAATTCCTGCTATGGACATTAAAGGTTGTCTATCATTTTGTTCATCATCAAAAGATTTAGTAACATATCTATATTCAATTTTAGGAGGAGGACATTGTAAATTACTATTTATGTACCCAGATGCTACAAATATAATTCCTGCTAGTGCCAATAATAATATAAGTGTTTTCATTATTATAAATAAATAAAAAATTAATAAATTAATATTAAATAAATAGTTAATTAATATTTTTAAATAGTTAAATAAAGAATAAAAATAATTATTCAATTACGTAATAACCTGTTTCATTAAAATTTGAACATCCGTATTTTTGTAAAGATATGTCTATAAAGCCACTATTTTTACTATGGTAGAAATTAGTTATATTTTTAAAAGTAGATGTAGTTTTCTCTTGAGTAATATTTATATTTTTTTTTAAATCATTTTCATTTATATTAGCAAATATATGATTTTTGTTATCTCTATTTTCTTTATTTTTTTTTGTTTTTTGTTCATGTTTTATTACTTTCATTTTTCGTTTCATATTATATATTATTTTCGTTTTTATAATTTTCAATTTTTTATTGTTCAACTTTCTTTTTTTTCATTATTTTGTAAAATATATAAAGTCCATAAAAGTTTTTACTAAATATGTCTAATATGTTATAAGATATGTTTCTATATTTATAATTAAATAAGAATGCTAAACCATATAAACTCCAAATACTAAACATTACATAAAATAAATTCTTATTAGAATCATCAATAGTAACATAATATTTATATAAAATTCGAAAACTACATAAAAAGAAAAATGTACTCATAAAAAAACATATATTTCTATTTAAAAATCCTAATTCTCCTAATAAACCAAAAACAAGCATAAAAAAATTAAAAACTACAAATTGAATAATAATTTTATAATCTTTTTTAAAAATACTTTTTAATGTAATAACTCCTTCTTCATTTTTAAATTTTTCTTTATCTGAATTATAAGCAAAATATAACATTGTACTAATTAACATAATAGGAGTTGTTATAAACCAATCTATATAACGTATTGCTGTTACATTTACACTTTTCGCTGCTATGCTAAATACTAACCATAAATAAAATAAAAATTCAATAAATTGAACAACCGTTTCCATAATAATAATGTCTTTTAGTATAATATCTTTTTTGTTTAAAGGAATAAATATACCATAAATGCTTACTAATCCAGTAATAAATTGAACAATTAATGAAATAAAACCTGAATCATAAATAATACTTTCCATAATAAAAAAATATATTAAAAATATATTAAAAATATTAAAAATATATTAAAAATATATAAAAATAAAGTTATTATATAATAAATGGAACATCAAGATTTTCAAACTATAACAATAGGAAATAAGTCATTAAAAAATGTTAAAAAAGAAATAAAACCTAAAAATTCAGGACCAGATTTACATGCTATTAAATTAGAAAATGAAACGGAAAATTTCAGTATTCAAAAAATTCCAAAAGAATTAAGTCAAGAAATTACAAATGCTCGCACTGCTAAAAAGTTTTCACAAAAAGATATAGCAAACAAATTAAATATTCAATCTAATGTATATTCAGAAATTGAAAATGGAAAAGCATTATATGATGGAAAAACAAAAGAATTAATTAATAAAATCCAAAAACAATTGGGGGTACGTTTTCAAAATTTTGGAAAAAAGAAATAAATTATTCATTATTTTCATTGAATTCATTATTTTCATTGAATTCATTATTTTCATTGAATCCATCATTTTCATTTAAATCATTTTGATTAGGATTATAATTTCTTATATCGTATCTACATAATGGACATCTTGTATTATATAAAAACCAACTAGCTAAATCATTTTTACTAAAAATATGATTGCAGTGTTTAATAACACTTACTTCGTCATTTTCTTGAAATGTTCTTAAAGAAATAGAACATACTTGATTTCCTGGATTATTAATTTCAGAAAACAAACAATTTTGAACTGATTGATTAATTTGTATTTGATTTGGTGTTACTTGAACAGCATTTAAAAAATTATCTAATAAAGTATCTATTCCTGCCAATGATTCAATATAATCTTCTCTACTTAATGAATTGTTTGGATTATTTGGATTGTTTGGATTGTATAATAAATGAAAAGAATTTCTTAATCTATTATTTCTACTTGACTGTAAATTTTGATGAATTGAATATTGGCTTCCAGATGAATTTAATGATGACATTGAATTAGATTCAAAAATAAGTCTTCTTAATGTTGTTTCTTGGTTATTCATAACATTTACTATATTTGTTATATTTGCATTATTTTCATCAATTAAATTTAAATAATTATTAATTAAATGTCTTCTATTTGTATTTGGACTCATATATTTATTAAATATAATCTTTTTATATTTATATTTTTTTAAAGTAAGCATAATTATTTAATTAATAATAATTATTTAAATAAATTAAAAATCAAATATAAAATATAAGAATGAAAATATTTTTAATTTTTCCAGTTCATTTATTTAAAAATATTCAAAGTTTAAAAAATCACAAAATTTATATTATTGAAGATCCAATTTATTTTACTGATTATAAATATCATAAATTGAAATTAGCTTATCATAGAGCAACCATGAAAACTTATTATGATTATTTAAAAAAAAATAAATTAAATCCAACCTATCTAAATTTTAAAGATGCACATACTTTTTATGAATCAATAAGTAAAGAAAAAGAAGTTTATACTTATCAAGCATTTGACAATCAATTAAATAAAAAATTAAAAAAAACAATACCAACATTAAATATAATAAATAGTCTTAATTTTTTAGTCAATCAATCCTATTTAGATGAAAATAAAGATAAATTTTATAAAAATGGAAAATACAATCATGTGGGATTTTACAAAATGCAACGGATTTATTATAATATATTAATGAATAAAGATGGAACACCAAAAGGTGGAAAATGGTCGTTTGATACAGAAAATAGAGAAAAAATACCAGTAAGTCAAAAAATACCAGAAATCGAAAAATTAATATATAAAAATAATAAATATGTAAAAGAAGCAATAAACTATATAAATAAACATTTTCCAAAAAATTATGGTTCTTTAGAAAATTTTATTTATCCAATTCATCATGAAGATTCTTTAAAATGGTTAAAACATTTTTGTAAAGTTAAATTTAAATTATTTGGAAAATACGAAGATGCTGAAACAATGAGAGATCCGTTTTTATTTCATAGTGTATTAACACCTATGATGAATATTGGTTTATTAACAGATAAAGAAGTATTAGAAGAAATTAAAAAATACGAAAATAAAGTTCCATTAAATTCATATGAAGGATTTATAAGACAAATTATTGGATGGAGAAATTATGTACTAACAATTTATTTATATGAAGGTGAAAAAATTAGAAAAATGAATTTTTTAAATCATAAAAATAAAATAAATAACGAACTTATTTGGCATGCTTCTACAAATATCAAACCATATGATAATATAATAAATAAAATATTAGAATATGGTTATGCACATCATATAGAAAGATTAATGTATTTAGGAAATTTTTTATTATTATTACAAATACATCCAAATGATGTATTTAAAGCATTCATGAGTTGGACAATTGATGCTTATGATTGGGTTATGATAGCAAATGTCTATAGTATGTCACAATATGCGGATGGTGGATTAATGATGAACAAACCATATTTTTCAAGTTCAAATTATATATTGAATATGAGTGATTATAAAAAAGAAGAATGGTGTGAAACATGGAATCATTTGTATTACAATTTTATAAATACTCATCAAAATATTTTAAGAAAAAATTATTCGTGGGCTAAACATGTTAATTTTTGGAATAAAAAATCAATGAAAGAAAAAAATGAAATAATAAAAAATGCAAATACTTTTATAAAAAAAATTGTTAAATAATTTATAATAAATTAATAAATTAATAAATTAATAAATAATTAAAAATGCTATACATAAATTTTTTTATTTATTAATAATATATGAGTTTATTTTTCGGAGGAAAAGCTGAAGGAGATAGACATTTCAGAGTTGTTAAATTAAATGGTGAAGAAGTTGAAATTGGAGGAGTATCTATTACAACAAAAGCATCTCCAGGTGATGCTGCTAGAAAATTATTAAGTTCTATTGCACATGAAAAAGGACTTAAAAAAAATAAAAAACTTGATTTAGGAAAAATTAAATTTAGTATTCAAGAATATACTCAAGGTTCTAAGAAAAAAGAATATGGACCTTATGAAGGACATTTCCATAAATATACTGCTGAAGAACTTAAAAAAGCTAGAACAGCAGGTGGAAAACAAGCTTTTACTATGAGACCTATGGTTAAATTAAATAAAAGTGGTAAATCAATGAATGTTATTGAAAAAAAAAATAAAAACAAAAATATGAATGGTAACATGAATGCTAATGTAAATAAAAACAAAAACATGACTGCTAATATGAATGCTAATATGAA